ATTATAAAGGTAACAGAAAAGCTACAAAGAAACCTCTAGGATACCATTTTCTAGTAGAGTATCTTAAAGAAACTTACACTACCTTTACTCTCCATGAGTGTGAAGCTGATGATGCGTTAGGTATCTTAGCTACTGATGGTAGTCACTCTAGGAATGTTATCGTTAGCATTGATAAAGATATGCTGACAATACCATGTGAATACTTTAACATGGATACTGAGGTGACTGAGACTGTGACTGAAACTCTTGCAGATTATATGCACTTGTATCAGACATTAGTGGGTGACAATACTGACAACTATAAAGGGTGTCCTGGTATTGGCCCTAAGAAAGCAGTAGAGATACTTAAGAATCCTACTTGGGATAATGTTCTAGCATCTTTTCATAAGGCTGGTCTTACTGAAGAGGATGCACTAGTACAAGCAAGAGTAGCTAAGATATTAAGAGCTGATGATTATGACTTTAAAACTAAGGAGGTAATACTATGGGAGCCGTTAAGAAACTGATGTATTGTGAGGAGTGTGGACAAGAGGACAACGATCACATGGCATACTGTAATCAACTAGAGGAAGACCAGTTGAATGATCAGTGGAAAGGTGGTAGTACTAACATACGTCCTAGTTATTATGCTAAATATAAGATTGATCCTTGGACATTTATTATAGAGAATCAATTAGGGATGGACGTAGGTTCGGTAGTTAAGTATGTGGTACGACACCGTGATAAGAATGGTGTTGAAGATTTAAACAAAGCAATAAAGTGTATTGAAATGATGAAGGAGTTTTACTATAATGAAAAAAGTTAGAGAGTTTCATGAGAAGATGGAGTTAGCCATTGATCAACCTTACAGCAAAGAGTTAATGGACTTTAGGTTACGGCTCCTCTTTGAAGAGATACAAGAGTTAGCAAGTGCAGCTCTTGATATTGAAACTAGTACTAATCCAGAAGAACGTCATGTTATGATGCAAGACTTACTTAAAGAAATGTGTGACGTAGTATATGTGATTAAAGGTATGGCAGTATCATTTGGGATGGACTTTGATAAAGCATTTAAGTTAGTCCATAAGTCTAACATGAGTAAGCTACCACTAATCAAGGATGCTAATGGTAAAGTCCAGAAGGGATTGAACTATGAGCCTCCTGTACTGGAGGGATTAATTAATTGAGTAAACCATCGGTGAGAGCACAAGTAATAACAAGACGTACCTACAATAGACCTACTGAGACAGGGTATGAGACGTGGGAAGAAACTGTAGATAGGGTCATCCGTCATCAAGGATGGCTATGGGATAGGGCTTTAGGAAAACCTAATCCTGAGGGTACTTACTATCAATCTTTATGTGCAGAGCTAGAAGAACTAAGGCAGCTCATGTTAGACCGTAAGGTTATGGTATCAGGTAGAACCTTATGGTTAGGTGGAACTGATGTAGCTAAGAAGAGAGAAGCTAGTCAGTTTAACTGTGCTCATCTTAAAGTGGAGACTATACATGATGTCGTGGATTCGTTGTGGCTCTTGCTCCAAGGTTGTGGAGTGGGATTTACACCTGTGGTTGGAACACTGTCAGGCTTCACATCCCCTATCGGATGCGTGGAAGTTGTTAGGTCAAAGCGTACAAAGAAAGGAGGACACGAGGGAAACAAAGAGTCTCACGATAACGGGACTTGGCGTATTACAGTTGGAGACTCCGCTGAAGCATGGGCAAAGTGTATCGGTAAGATTCTGGCATACAAAGGGAAAGCTACAAAGCTCATACTCGATCTCACACAACTACGACCAGCAGGACAAAGACTCTCAGGATACGGATGGATTTCCAGTGGGGATGCTCCACTTGCCAAAGCACTCACAGCTATCGTTCATATTCTAAACAAGAAGAGTGGACAACTACTAAGTAAAATGGATATACTAGATGTCATGAACTGGTTAGGAACGGTGCTATCTTCTCGTAGGTCAGCTGAGATAGCTTTGGTTTATCATGATACTCCAGAGTGGGAACAATTTGCTAGAGCTAAGGATAATTTAGCATCTTCTCCTCACCGTTCTCAATCTAATAACAGTGTAGTCTTTTGGAAGGAGCCTACTGATGCACAATTGGGACAAGTCTTTGAGATTATTAAAGAAAGCGGAGGTTCAGAACCAGGAATCATTAACGGACAGGAAGCAAGAAGAAGAGCACCTTGGTTCTCAGGAGTCAACCCATGTGCTGAAATCCTACTTGGAAATAAAGCTTTCTGTAATCTTACCGAAGTGGATATTGGCAAGTTCAGAAACGATAACGGAGGACTCGATAGGGCAATCTATGTCACAGCTAGGGCTAACTATAGGCAAACGCTTGTCAATCTTGATGATGGAATCTTACAGAGAACATGGCATGAGAACAACGAATATCTCAGACTCTGTGGAGTTGGTCTTACGGGAATCGCCACCAGAGATGACCTCAATGAATATGACTATAAAAGATTTAGAAACATAGCAGTACATGGGGCTTACTCAATGGCAGATGAGTTAGGTACTCAACGTCCTAAGAATGTTACTACTATTAAACCTAGTGGTACTCTTAGTAAGATCATGGATACTACTGAGGGATGCCATAAGCCTATTGGTAAATATATATTTAACAATGTGAACTTCTCTGTTAATGATCCTATGCTACCTAGACTTAGAGAAGCAGGGTATCATGTTGTAACTAATCCTATTGATGAACATAATGTGATCGTTACTTTTCCTGTAGCTTGGGATAACATTAGATTCACTAAAGAAGGAGACAAGTATGTTAACAACGAGACGGCTATTGAACAGTTGGTACGCTACAAGTTACTCATGGATTCTTACGTTGAACAGAACTGCTCGATTTCTGTTTATTATAAAGAGGATGAAATCCCTGCTATTCGAAATTGGCTTAAGGCTAATTGGTCTAGCTACGTTGGTGTTAGCTTTCTTCCCATTACTAATACCGTCTATTCGTACCTACCGCAAGAAGTAGTAACAGAAGAAGCATACAATGAGTATGTCTCACAGTTAACTGATGTAGATTTTAGTGATACTGATAGCTCACATGAAATAGAAAATGATGAGTGTGCTACTGGTGTTTGTCCTACTAAATGAGTGTGGAATACTTATCCACAAATATCGAGTCTTTAGGAGAGCCTTTCATGGATATTGAGAATGATATTGTAATAACAAATGGTCTACTTAGGCTACTAGAAGATAACTTTGGTTCACATTTAGTACATAGTTGTGATACTTGGGAACAAACTTGTGAACTTAAAGGTCAACTTAAAGTATTATACTGGTTAAAAGATAAGCAAGAAGAACTAAGAGAAGCACAGTTTAAGAATACAGAACAAATTAATATCAATACAAGTTAGGAGAACATTGTGTTAAACCTATTGTCAGTCCTTATGTGTGGGGGAGCACCAAGTATTCCCCCACCTCCTCCACCGCCCCCACCTCCTCCTCCCCCTCCACCTCCCCCAAGTCCTCCAGCTAAGTTAGCTACTGTGTCGGCTTCTGCTAAGAGTCCTACAGAGAAAGCAACTACTAAAGCTAAGACTAGGACAGCAAGGAGAGCTACAGGTAAGTCGAGGTTTAGGACAGCTGGTGCTAGTGGGCCTACTGGATTGAATATAGGTTAGAGTATGTGTCTATCCACAGGTAATCGTTACCTAGATATAGGTATCGGTGTAGCTCTTGGTGCAGCTACTGGTGGTGCAGGATTAAGTTCATTAGCTACTAATACTGGATTTGCTGCTTTAGGTGGAGGAGCTTCAATAGGAACTGCTGCTACTACAGCTCTGATACCTACTATCAGTACAGCTGCTGTTAGTGCTTTAGGGGGAGCCATAATTGGTGGAGTAGGATCAGCTATAACTAGTTCAATGTTTGCTCAACCAGAATTCCCAACTTATGATGTACCACAGCAAACAGCTCAAGTACAACAATTCAATAGTCAACAAATAGACACCACAGGTAGTGGTGGCAGACAAGCTACTGCTTCTTTAGCTGAAGCTATCAAGCGAAGTAAACAACGTAAACTATCTCAAGAGGACGTGGGTGATCTTAGTATTGACACGTCTGCTTTTGCATCTACAGGACTACAACTAGCATGACACAAGAGACTGCACTAAGTAAAAAATACAGTGACCTTGCTGTATTTAGACAGACATTCTTGGAGGAAGCTTGGGATGCAGCTGAGTTAACTTTACCTTTTATTCTTCCTAGAAATGCTACATACAATCAGACACTACCTACTCCATACCAAGGGGTAG